AGAGTTAAATCAAACGAGGATGTTATAAACGGAGAGCATTGGCGTGATTTTGGATTTAATTATAAGGAAATATAATATTGGGTGTTAAGGGATTTGAAATGGTCGTCAAATAGACGACCTCATTGTATGGGCAGACGAGCTTAAAGAAAGGATATTAAAGTGGAATACGTTGAGGAAATTTTTGTAATCTAACAACTATACAAAAGACGGCTTATGATTAAAATAAGCCATTTTAGACCTATTTTAAAGCGTTTTCAGACGCTATTATATCAACAAGGTAGAGCCCAATGCAAATAATAACCACTTTTAAACAAAAAATAAAAAAATTCTTTTGTAATCATGAGTATAAAATTATATTTGCATGTTATCAGGTCATATCATATGAATGTAAACGATGTAAAAAAATAAAGAGAGATGGCGATGTATTAAAATAATCATAAAAAATAATAAATGTGAAATGAAAAAGGATAAAAAATTATGAAAAAATATCGAAACATTAAAACTAAAACAATTTCACTAAAATTAAGCAAATCCCTTGTTGATATTTTGGATTTAAAAGTTACAGCTCATCGAAATCAAAATATGTCGATTTTAATAGAAGAAGCCGCATCCCGTGCTATGTTGAAATATATCCCGGTAATAACAACAGGAAAACGTAAATATAATAACGATATTTATGTAAAAAAAACATTTACATTTAGCGAAGAATTTGTTCGTCAAATAAAAAAAACAAGGAACATGAGTATGTGCGTTGAATTATTACTCAAATACACTTTTTCACAAAAATAAATAAGCAATCCTTGATTTTGTATTTGATAGGGACAAATTTTAATTATGCCATTATTTAATTATATTGATAAGTATCAGCAACAAAAAATTAAAATCTTCGCTTGCAATAATAATAAAACACCAGCTGTCCGCACCGGTTTTTATGCCGCTACATGCGAACCCGACATTTTAAAAGAAATGTTTCACGATCCCGCAAATATGCTGATAGGTATGGCAACCGGAAATATGAATGGAATTGTTGTTATTGATATAGATATCAATAAAAATGGGGATATTAGAACACGGGAAGAAATTATCGAAGAATTAAGAGAATTGGGGGATGTTCCCGATACCTTTATGGTCGAAACCCCTTCAGGGGGAATCCATGCCTGGTTTACGGTTCCCTATACTGGACTTTCATCTTCGGTAAGAACATTTGGGAAACATTTACCCGTAGACATCAGGGCCAACGGAGGGTATGTTATTATACCCGATGGAAAATCTAAGTACCAGGTTTACGATGATGTTGATAATCTTGAAATAGATAATATTAAAAATCGATGCACCCCTCTTCCGACATGGATTGAAAACTATAAAAAATCAAATTATTCAGAATCATCACAGGAAACAATTTTACCGGAATCCGAAGTCAGGGAAATACGATCCGCTCTATCTTTTTTATCCAGCGATGACCGAGACCTATGGATCCGTATTGGACTTGCACTTAAAAGCACTGGTTCGGCAGCGGGATATGGATTATGGAACGAGTGGAGCCAGAAATCAGATAAATACAAGCCAGATGACCAGGAACAGCGGTGGAAAGGGCTAAAACCAAAAGATGTGACAATTGCAAGTTTATTTCACGAGGCTAAACAAGCTGGATGGGTTACAACTTATGAAAAACGTGATACATTAGTCCCATCTTTAACTGTAATTATTTCTCCTGGTAAAATATATCATAAAGTACCTTTTCCGGAAGATTTACTTCGTCCCGATGGATTAGTCGGCAATCTTGTAGATTATATTAATTTCAGAGCAATAAAAAAACAACCAATACTTGCATTATCTGGGGCTTTGGCCGCAATCGGGGCACTTGCAGGGCGTAAGGTTCAGACCGATACTCAAATAAGGACCAATATTTATTGTCTGAGCGTGGGAGCATCAGGATGCGGAAAGGAGAATGTTAGAAAAGTTATAAAAAATTGTTTTGAAGCTGCAGATTGTGGAAAATTATGTACAGTTGAGGACATTGCCAGTGATGCATCAATGGTTACGGCATTAAAAAGTAACCCTTCTCAAATATTTTTACTTGATGAAATAGGCCGATTCCTTAAAACCACAAATCAGGCCAGCCGATCACCTCACTTATATAACGTAATTTCTGTTTTATTAAAACTTTATGGAGCTGCCGACAATGTTTTTTATGGTAAAATATATGCCGATAAAGATAAACAGGAACGCATAGAACAGCCAAATTTATGTATATTAGGAACAACTGTTCCGGATACATTATATAAGGGTTTAACCCTGGAAAATGTAACAGATGGATTTTTAGCACGCATGTTGATATTTGAATCCGAAACCCCTAATCCAAAAAAAGAACGTAGAAAAAACATTACGGGATTGCCTCCAAAAGAACTCGTAGATCAAATTAAGGCATTATACCATAAACCAATTAATATTACTCCAGCCGGAAATTTAGACCAATTTAATTCTGTTCCACAATTGGTTCCTATTAACGAAATGGGGCTGCAATTATTAGATGAATTTGATGATTATATTTATAATTTACGGGAAAAACTAAAGAAAGAAAATAGGGTTGATAACGTATATAATCGATGTACTCAATTGGCGGAACAAATAGCACTCATAATTGCAACCGGAATTAACATTGATAATCCGGTTATTACCGAGAAAGAAATAATTTATAGTACTAATTTAATCAAATACTTATCTGATAATATGCTTCATATCACTGAAAATTTCATAGCAGATAATGACCTGCATAGTAATGTCAAAGACATCCTAAATATAATTCGTAAAAAAGGAAAAATTTCAGCGACAGAACTTACAAAAAAGACACAAAAACTTCAGGGATATGTCCGGAGCGATATTTTAGATACACTAATAATGTCTGAACAAATAGCGGAACAGTATGAGGGAGTAGGAAATAAAAAAACAAGGTGGTTTGTGGCACTATGATTTACAATGCATTGTAAATCGATATTAAGTCTTGTTAAGAAATATTTTTTTATTGACAAAAATATTTTAAAATGTCAAAAAAATATTTAAAATCATAAAAAAATATTAAAATTGGAGAAAAAATATTTAAAAATGAACTATAAAGATTTTTCCATCAATATTTATACCCATGAATGTAAATCTTATTGTGATGAAGAATTTTTTCAGACGCTATTTCAATCCGATATCAGATCGGCTGAAATCCATATCATCGATAACAGTATTGGTATGACATATTATCAAAAACTTCTCGAAATAGTTAATAAATCATCGAGATCCATCAATTCTAAAATTACTGTTCAGCATATAGTTGTACCTCGTGACAGTGGAGATCCGCAATTTCAAAGAAATGTTGTAGATTCCTTGTCAGTTTTAAGAGAAAATTTTATTACAACTAATTGTAAATATTTTTGTATTATCGAAAGCGATGTCATGGTTCCCCCGGATTGGCTGACGAGCTTTAATGAGGTATTATTTCGAGCTGATATCATAGGCGGTATTTATTACGAAGGTTTTCATGCTCCCGAATTATGGGATCGTAGTAACCCCATACTACAATATACAAGTCATGTATTATCGGGTTGCACCCTGTATAAACGAGAAATAATCGAGAAATTTCCATTTAGAATATCGAGCGAAAATTGGGGAGCGTTCCCTGATGCATGGATATCGTGGGACGCAAATAATTCCGGTAAAGAATATAAACTTGCAAATTATTCTAAAATTATTTGTGAGCATAGACAAAAACCAGGAACACCATATAGAGGACAGGAGGTAATGTCATAAAATGATAACAAATAGAAAAACAAGGCGTAGGCATAAAAAACAAAATTTAAATCAATATTCAGAATATTTAACCGAAATTTCAGAAGATAATTATTTCGCTAAAACGGGAAAGAAATTTGATGAAAACCTTAAAAAATGCTTTGTTTCAAAATATTTTTTTGTTCAAATATGGGAAGAACCAGAAAAGCCGGTCCGAATCAGTATTTGCCGAACTGAATTAAATGGCAAAGGACAATGGCAGGATAATATTGGATGGGACGCAATTCAAAGCATTAAAAATTCAGTAGGTTATTCAGGAATGGATTGTGTTGAAATATATCCTATGCAGAGAGATGTGATAAATGTAGCTAATATGCGTCATTTGTGGGTTATTCCCGGCCAAGTTGAATATAAATGGAGAAAGGCATGATTAAAATTCAGGTTCATGATATTGCACCTCATGGAGGATGTTCCTATTACCGGGGAATAGGTCCGTTATCAAAATTAAAAAATAATATTTTCATTGAATATAATGATCAAATTGGATGGCATAAAATAGTTGATACCGATATTGTTTTTTTTGAACGGCCTTCAGATTGGGGATATCGGGATGGTATTCAATATTGTAAGGATTTTGGGATTAAAGTGTGGATTGATATCGATGATTTATTACATGGAATACCAAAAACAAATCCAAGTTATATTCATTTTGGAAAAGAGGAAACTCAAAAATGTATTGAGCAATGTTTATCTCTGGCTGATGTTGTTACCGTAGCCACAAAAGACCTTAAAATCTTTTATGAAAAATTTAATTCAAATATCCATGTGATTCCAAATGCACACAATGATTACAATTATCCTTGGAAGCTTATTGAAAACCATAATCCGTTTGTAAATTGGCGTGGATCAAATACTCATAGAAAAGATTTATTATCAATTGCAAACCAATTAATAAGTATTTCAAAAAAATATCAATCATGGTATTTTTCTTTTTTGGGTGATGACACTTGGTATGTCGCAGAGCATATTAATAATCCATATTGTCAACCTGAATCAGATTTAATTTCATATTTTAATTTACTTAAATCTCTACTTCCTGCAATTCATATTATCCCTCTTATTGATAATGATTTTAATAGAGCAAAATCAAATTGTTCATGGATCGAGGGAACATATGCGGGAGCTGCTGTAATTGCGCCTGATTTCTCGGAATTCAGAAGACCTGGCATAACAAATTATAAAGATGCCACTGACTTCGGAAACAAACTTGAATTACTTATGAATGATGAATCACTTAGGCAAAAATTATATACACAGAGCTTTGAATATATAAGAGATAATTTATTGCTTTCTAAAATAAATGAAAAGCGATTAAAAATTATTAAAGATCTTCTATTAAAAAAATAAATAAACATTTATCTTTTATCTTTTTTATAAAAAAACCGGTTTATTCAGCCGGTTTTTTTATTTATATAATTCTTGATTATTTTTATTTTTTTTCAAATTGAATTTAGAAATTGAATCATGAATACAAATAAAAATATTCATATTACTATTACTGTATAATAATCTTGTTTATAAGTAAACGTTTTAATAATATTGTATATAAATTTATGATATAATTCTTGATTCTTATTATAATACCCTATTTTTCATAATTATCATGGTTCTGTATTATATAGTAAAATAGGAATACTAATAACTATATAAATGTTTAGTGTATTATAAAATAAATAGAAAACCAGTAGAACCATGAAAAAGGGGAATAAATAAAAAGAATTAAGAATTATAATATAATATATATACATATATAATATATATATATATTAATACATTAAAAGTAGTTAAATTTGTATATAAAAATATATTAAAAATGGCATTATTTAAACATTATTTTAATTTTGTCAGTTCCATGATTCAAGCCAATTTCAACGGAAATATGAAATATTTTAAGAATCAAGATTTATTTATCGTATATTTATGTACATATTTATATATTATGTCATATAATTTATCAATTATTGATTCTTTTTAAAAATATTTTAAGAATTAGCTATATAATTATATGGTATAAATTTTAAAAATGTATATGTAATTATAATTCTTAATTCTTTTTAAAAATATTAATAGTCGATAAGAATCTGTTTATATAATCATAATACATATAATGTTAATATAATATCAATTCTTGATTCTTTTTAAAAATATTTTAAGAATTAGTATCACTATAACTATAATTCTTGATTATTTTTAAAATATTTTTAAGAATAAAGTAGTTTTTATTGACAAAAACCATATTAAATATTCTATTAGTTTATTAAAAATATAATGAGGCAAAAATGGAACAACCAATTAATAATTTATCTACGGCACATCAAATTGTATATGATGCAAGAGATTTTATTTGTAACCCCTTGTGTAATATTGCAAACTACAATTGCAAGGCGGACATCTTAATTGATGCCGGAGGCTTAAAACACTATCTATTACATGCAGATATTAAATTTATTTCAGAAGATCACAATAACGATGAACTAACATTTTTAAATCCTATTGAAACAACAATCCAATTAATAGATAATTATTTAAAAGCCATTATTCCTACAAAACAAACAAGTGGAGAATCAAAATTTTTAGTAGATTTTATTATCAATCATACTTGTATGCATGTAATATATAAAATTATATTAACAATGAAAAAATTTCCTATTAAATATACTAAATTATTTAAAATAGATTCTTTATTTCCAATGGAAAAATATAAAGAAAAAATTAAAAATGGTATCAAGTTATCCGGAGAAAAAGGATTAACTCATTCTCAAATTATTCGGATGTCTCAATCTCTTGGTAAGGAATCGAGAAAAAATATTATGCAAGAAATAATTTTTGAAAAATTGATTATTTCTGAAACAATACAAGGTAAATCCAAGTTTACTAAAATCTATAAATGGAATCCCGATCATGAATAATATTCTACGTTTTACTATCACAGGTAAACCAATCGGACAGGCACGCGCAAGAAAAGGAGCATACGGAAATTGGTATAACCCACAATCTAATTTAAAAAACATTATTCAAAAACAAATAAGAGACCAATTACCTCATGGATTTAAAATGATTTTATCTACGGTTCCCATAATAATCGATTTTAGATTTTATTTCAAACCCTTAAAATCTCAAAAAATTGTTTCCGCTGGAGATCCATATATTAAAAAACCTGATGGCGATAACATAGAAAAATTATTTACGGATTCTATGGAAAAAATTGTTTTTAGTAATGATAACCATATATATTCATCAACATGGAAAAAAATATACTCCGATAAAGAACAAACCGAAATCGAGGTAAGATGGTGAAAACAAATCGCAAACGATCGGAACAAATTATTATAATGAAAAAAGAAATGGAAGTCAAAGACGCTTTAATTAAAAACTTGACTTTTCTACTCATAGAACATAAAATTACTATTCCCGATAAAATTTTAAATATTATTAAAACTTTTTATGGACCCGTTAAAAATGGCTAAGAAAAAAAAAGAAACAAAGGCGTCTTCAAAACATAAAGAGTTTATATTTGAATATTTAAAAAATGGTAGAAATGCTACAAAAGCATATAGTAAAGTATATCCAAATGCTTCAAGAGAAACAGCGAGAGCTAATGCTCATAAATTACTGACAAAGACTGATTTTGAAAAACAAGTACAAGATTATTATGATAAACTTTTTAAGGGGAAGGAACAAAGAATCCGTAAATTATTTGATGATTTAGTACGAGTTGCGGAATCTGATATTGCAGATGTCATGGATTATGAAGGCGGAGAATTGACAATCAATGATTTTAAAAATATTGACTCAACTATTGTGAAAGAGATTAATCATACGGTAATTGAGAGCAAGGATGGAGTTAAGGTTTTTAAATCTGTAAAAATGCATGATAAATTAAAAGCCATGTCGGAGCTTGTGAAAATATTGGGAATGATAACTGAAAAAATTGAACATTCAGGAACAATAGAAATTATACCATCTAATTTTACTACAAAAACATAATTAATTATATTTTATGAAAATTGATAAAATTGATTTTAGTAAATTTAATCAATTAATTGCTCCTGCTTTTTTAGAAATTTTTAATATTAAAAATAGAATAAGAATATTTCTTGGAGGAGCTGGCAGTGGTAAATCATATTCGGCTTTTTTAGAAATGATTTATAATATAGTTGTGCATGGTTGTAATTATCTCGTCGTGAGACAGGTTGCAAATAGCAATAGAACATCTACATACTCGCTTACGAAAAGACTTATTTCTGAATTAAAATTATGGGATATTTTTAAAGAAAATAAAACAGATATGACATTTACTTGTTCTCTTAATAATGCAATGGTTGTATTTCGTGGATTAGAGGACGTTGAACGATTAAAGTCTATTTCTTATCCAGGGAGTTCGGGATTATTAGAAAGAATTATTTTTGAAGAAAGTTCCGAGGGTAATTTTGAAAATTTTGCACAATTAAATATAAGATTAAGAGGTCAGTCAAAAAATTTTTTTCAAATTACTCTTTTGCTTAATCCAATTAGTAGTTCTAATTGGATTAAAACTACATTTTTTGATCGCAACGATTTTAATGCATATATTCATCGTAGTACTTATAAAGATAATCCATTTCTTGATGAAGATTATATTCATGCATTGGAAAGTTTTAAAAAAATTGATGAGAATTTTTATAATATTTATTGTTTGGGGATGTGGGGGGAAACAAGGGGAGTTGTTTTTAATAATTGGGAAGCTAAAAAATTTCCATTTAATATTGATAATATAGATAATTCTGAAATATTAGCTGGTTGTGATTGGGGGTTTAATCATCCAACTTGTCTAACACTTAATTATATATCAGATGATATTTTATATACTTTTAATGAACTTGTTGCTTATGAATCAACAAATATGGAATTTTTAAAATTAATTCAAGAGGTTAATTTTATTCCTAAAATACAAAGAGTTGTTTATGACAGCGAAGATCCGGCACGAGGGGTAGAGTTTCAAAGAAATGGATATTCCTTTATTCCAGCTAAAAAGGGAAAAGGGAGTGTCTTGAGAACAATTGATTATATTAAAAGTTTTAAAAAATGGTATATAGATCCTGTTACATGCCCAAGATTATTGCAGGAGTTAGAACAATATCATTGGAGATTAGATAAAGATAAAAAACCTATGGATGAACCAGTAAAATTTATGGATGATGCAATAGCAAGTGTAAGATATGCAATTGAACATTTGGCCTTAATGAAAGGTAAACCATCTACTTTGTCAGGTAAATTATCAGATAGTAAAAAAGAATTAATTGAAGCAAAAAAACAGGAACGCCGAAATCAAAGAGATGTTATAAAATCACAAATTAGAGAGAGAAGAGAATCAATAAAAAAATTAAAAAATACTTGACAAGATTTTAAGATATTGTTAATTTATGGCTAAATTTATTAATGGGAGAAATAAAATGAAATATCAACAGGGCGACGTAATAATAAAATCAGTGGATTATGAAATACAGGGTGAAAAACTTGTTTTTTCCGAGACCGCAAAATTGAAACATGAAGAGCATAATGAAATCATTATTTCTAAAGGGAATATAGAAAAATTAACAGAGGAACAAAAAGGAAAATTCAAAGAATATGTTGATAAATATATTAAAATTGGATTAAGAACTGATTCGATTGATAAACAAAAATGTATTAATAGTGTTAATAATATTTATAAGCATATTTTAAATAAAAAAGAGGTTCCTATTTTTTTTGCTGAAAGTCCATTATCGGGTTGGCTAATAGTAAAAATATTATATTATATATTATCTAAGTCTAATAGTGATTCGGTCAGTGATTCGGTCAGTGATTCGGTTTGGGATTCGGTCAGGGCTTCGGTTTGGGATTCGGTCAGGGCTTCGGTTTGGGATTCGGTAAGGGCTTCGGTTTGGGCTTCGGTTTGGGATTCGGTAAGGGCTTCGTTCAGTGATTCGGTTTGGGATTCGGTAAGGGCTTCGGTCAGTGATTCGGTTTGGGATTCGGTCAGTGATTCGGTTTGGGATTCGGTCAGGGCTTCGGTCAGGGATTCGGTTTGGGATTCGGTCAGGGCTTCGGTCAGGGATTC